TCTAAGTCGATGTGTTTATTATCAGCCAGTACGCCTATCTTATTATAGATGTCTTCTACTAATGTGTCAAGTGTTTTTTTATTTTTAGTCATTATTTTTATGATTTACAAAGTTAAGTTTTCTAGTGGCGGGATTAAAATTAAGTATACGTACATTCAAATCTAGTTGAGTTTCTGTTCTAGACCTGCCCGACTTTCCTGATTTTGTTTTAACATCAATGTATGTCATCTCTCCATCTTTTGTAGCTATTAAATCTATTGGTCCAGAACAACCACAATTTTTAAATACTTCATATCCTTTATCCCATAGCCAAGTTACTGCATAGAACTCAGCCATATCTCCTTTACGATTATCTAAAGAATGTTTACTAATGTGTTTCACTCCAACTTCTCCCTGTCTTGTATTCACCATCCAAAGGACAGCGAAGATTAAAATGTGTACCTGCTTTGACAATACTATCTACTGCCAACTGACCTACCTTATCGGCATGACACGAAGGAACTTCTATCTGCCACTCATCATGTATGTTGGCAACAAACTTATATTCCATGTTGTTAAGTACAAGTAACTCATCAAGTATAACTAATGCTTTCTTCATAACGATAGCACCTGCTCCCTGTAACAAAGTGTTAAGAGAAGAGTGAGCATTACGTATGTAAAGCTTCCTACCATCTAAACCTTTGAGGTATTTTTTTGAAGCTGCTCTTTGTACTCTGTCTCTAAGAGACTTAAATGTAGGCTTATTATCAAAGAAATATTGTCTAGCTCTCTTACCATCTGATGTATTTCCTCCGACCACGCTTCCAAGTTTTTCATCTCCTGCTCCGTACATGAGTGCATAGATGAATGTCTTTGCCTTATCTCTTGATTCAAGTTTTGCAGCTCTTTGATTAGCTGTGTGTATGTCTCCATCTAATATCTCCTTTATATAGTCATCATCATTCATATAGTGTGCCAACATTCTAAGCTCTAGACCACTGGCATCTACACCTAGTAGTACATTACCTTCATCTACAACCCAACAAGACCTACATTCTTTACCATAAAGGCTGTGAACAGAAGGTACTTGTGCCATGTTAGGACTTCTATGAGTCATCCTACCTGTGATAGCACCATTAGGTATAACGAAACCATGCACACGACCATCATCTTCTACAGAGTTGACCCAAGAATCTACTTGAGCTATTCGTTTCTGTATCAAAAGAAAGTCTGCAATAAGTTTTGCTTCACGTATATGTGTAACTGCTGATAGAGTTTTCTCATCTACTATAGGTTGACCTGTAGGTGTGAACCTGTCGGGCTTCCAACCAAAGTCAATAAGATATTCTCCAATCTGTTTACGACTACCAAGATTAAACTCTTGTAAAGTCTGTCTCATGAAAGGCTCAAAGTTATTTGTATCCAAACATCTTTGATACTCGTCATCAGTTACACCACGTTTAGATAAGTTACCATCCTTCTTAATGTAAGGCTTGACTAATTTATCATCTACCCATTTAGGTTTGAATGTATTGTGTACTTCATCTTCTATACGTTGAGACTTTTCTCTTAGCTCTGCTAATAAAATTAATGCAGACTCCATATCAAACATGAAACCATTTACTTCTTGCTGTTTAATAATCTTAGCTACAGATTGCTCAAGGTCTATACAAGATTTGCTAAACCCTTTCGACTCATTGCGAAGTGATTTATATACTAATGTATTTACTTGTACATCTCGCACACAATACTCTAACATCTTAGGAGAATAGTTTAGGTAGTCTTCAAAGTCTATCTTTGCTAGACCAAGTTTGTATCCCCACTTCTCTAAGCTATGCCCACCATCTCTTGTAGGATTGAATAGCCTAGAGAGTACAAGAGTATCTATAACTTCTTTATCACTAAGGTCAATGTTACCAAACTTTTCTACTAATGGTATATCAAATCCTATAATGTTATGTCCAATTAACCTGTCGGCTTTCAATAAAAGTTCGTAACCTTCAGATAGTTTATCAGGTGGATACTTATATATCTCTCCTGTGTTTGCATCTTGTGCTACAATACAATGTATCAGCGTTGCCTTCAGGTCATCTGTCTCTATGTCAAATACTAAATCCATAACTAAAATGCCTCATCTAAACTGTTGTCAAATTCTATATCATTATCAGAAAGTTCTGATAGTCTACCAGTCTCAGCATCATAGATTACTCTAGCTGCAAGACCTACATCACCAGTATACCTAGACTTAAGAACTCTTAGTCTTGTAGTCCTAGCTTCATCAGGGTCATCTGCTTGTTGGTTTCTTTCTAATGCTATCACACAATCACTAAGCTGTCCAATACTATTTGAACCTCTTAGATGAGATAGTGATACTTCAATACCATTCTCATGACCCTTGTTACCATCAACTCTACGTAAGTGTGAAACCAAAATGATTCCTGCACCTGTCTCTTCTACCAAACTTCTTAGTCTAGTCATGATAGTATCAATGGCTCGTCTTTCATCTCCTTCATGTACAGCACTGACTAACATATGTAAATGGTCAACGACCACCCACTTGCAATCACATCCTATAATCATGAAACGAAGCTTAGTAAAGATGTCATCTATGTCGTTAGTTCCGAAGTGGGAATGTACCCATACTCTATTTCGGTTATCACCATCGTATAGCATATCAAACATCTTATCTAATTCTTCTTTGGAAAACTTCTCACGTTCTTGGTCAACGTACAACCTAGCGTTAGCTTCGATAGATAAGATACCATCAATGGTTCTTCTCCAATCTTCTTCTAATGCTATGATGCCTACGTTATCTTCTGTGTTCTTAATAAGATGATGTTCAAGTTCTCTTGTAACACTTGACTTACCAAGACCAGTACCACCTGTAAGTGTGACCAGTTCTCCTGCTCTAAGACCATACAATTTCTTGTTCAGTCCTTCATAAGGATAAGGAACGCTTTGTTTCTTTTCACGATTGTGAAACTTCTCACGTTGTTCAGTAACATTTATAACACCTGAAGGTGTGTAAACTTTACTAGCCCACCAAGCCTCAACAAATTCTTTGTGCCTATTAGAACGAAGCATATCGTTAGGGTCTTTAAAACCATTAGGTAAAGAAAGTATCTTAGCTTTCCCGGGCTTGAAAAGTCTAGCAACTTTAATAGATGCTTCCTTTCCTGCCTTATCATTATCAAATGCAATGATGACATTTTCAAACTCTTCAAAGAACTCTAAGCTTTCTTTGATGTCTCTCACTGCACCATTTGCACCACGCTTGATAGATACAACAGCCCACTTAGAACCTAACAGTTCATAGGCAGCCATTGCATCACACTCGCCTTCAGTTATAGTAACATACTTGCCACCTTTAAATAACTGTTGACCAAACAAACCTGTCTCGTTGTAAGTTCCAGATACAAAGAAGTCTTTGCTCTTTACGTTACGAACTTTAGTAGCTGATAACTCATGACCATTATAGAATGGATAGAAATGTTTAACTACATTACCTTGCAGGTCGTGTACACATTTAACTCCATACTTCTTGGCTGTGTTAACAGTAATCTTTCTATCAGTCAAGGCAGAAAAATTACCTTCATCTACTATATCAGGCTGTTTAGTCTGTGTTGTTGTCGCTGTTTGCATATCCTTTCCTCCACATGCGTTAGTATAGCTCGGCATAAATTCTCCACAACTGAAACACTTTGCTGAATCATCTTCGTTGATTCCTACAGCATCACTACTGTTGCAAAGTGGACAGGGTTGGTGTAGTTTGTCCCAAGTTTTATCCATGTTAGCCCTCACTATGAATTAAGATTCTTCTGTATCTTCTACAGGTTCTTCTTCTTGTTCAACGACAGCCTCTGGACTATCTTTCAATACAGATTCAAGGTTGCTTTGATGTCCTTGTGAAGCATAGTTCAATGCCTCTACTAATACATTCAATGTTCCTATCTTACTGATAGATACATTAGCACCTGCTCTCTTCTGCTCGTCTTCAATCTTTGATACATCATAGACTGATTCGCCATCATCATTCTTAATAGTAATAATCATATTAAAATTCCTCGTTATCAGATTCTTGTTCAGCGTATTCCACTAAGCTATCTACCTTAACAGCCATCAGTTCTGCAAACCTACCATAATTATTTTTATATGGTTTGATTTTAACAGTTACTTCAGAGCCATTACCTACTGCTACATCCATTGCATTACCATCCATGTCTACCAACTTAGGTGCGACATTGGCACTACCATCATTCTTAGATGCTCTCTTACTAAAAGTAAAAGCAGGTTCATCATACTTAGCTTCGCCTGTCCTTGACCTAACTTGATTCAGTCCTAAGTCTTCCAACTTAGATGCTGTCTCGGTGTCAGTCAGTACAGTTAAGCCATACTTGTGAGGTTCAAACCTCGTGTTAGGCGTTGTGATGTTAGCCCACATTGCCTTTCCTTTTACATACTCATACATATATTATACCTCCTTTAGGTCGTATTAAGTTGTTGCATTATAGCACAGTTAGTCTTTCTTGTCAAGTCTTTTCTGTCTTCTTCTTGCATTATTTCTATCTCTTGTAAATTGTGCAGAGGATTGTAGCTCTTCCCACAGTTCATCATGTGCTTCTTTCCTTTGTTCTTTGTTAAGTCTTGTAACGATTTTGATATCAGACTTCTTAGGAATCCAACTAAGCCAGTATGCTTTATTCATGTCTACCCATGTCCAAGCTATCTTCTTGTCTAGTGTTGTTGATT